CTGCCGTTTCTCCTCGCCCGTCAGGTTCTGTGTGGCGTCAAGCGTCTCGACAGACAGCCTGACGAGCGCTGCGACGAGAGCACCGAACTCCGTTATCGTCAGCCCGTCTTTCGCCGAGACGCGAGCCGTGACGAGAAACGCCGACACCTTTGACGCAATGTCGTTGAACGGCGCAGCGGCAGCGAGTGGGGCGTCGGCGACCATACCGCCAGAGTAGGCGGGATGGGTGGTGAGTCAGACCGGGTCTGACTGCCCCTCTCGGTACAGCACCAGAGCAATGGCGGAATAACAGGCAATGTCCTTCAGCGTGTCTTCGATGCCGTCGAACTCGCATTTCCCACGGCGGAAGAACGCCTTGAGCCGGTGCATCTTGTCGCTGATCCGCAGGATACAGCCAGCCCACGCCGGCATATTCACGACGTCGGCACTCTGCCTGATGTTTGACAATGCGTCCTCGTCAACGCCGTAGTCGAGCGTCTTCGCCAAGTGCAGGGTTTTGAGTTCCTCAAGGATGGCTAGGAACTCCCGCGAGCCGGGACGGATGTCGTCCTGCTTGGCAAGGATGCTATCCCCCGTCCACCGGATGTCATCCGGTGCCGCTTCCATCTCACGCTGCCCTTGAAGAATCCAATCAACCGGCACTGTTTCCTCGCGCTCGGCGGCGTATTTCTCGGCGCTCGCCTTCGTGATGTCCTTCCAGCGGCTCGCCACTTCGTCAGTCGTCGTTGTGGTCGTGTGGCACCTCACGCCTTCGCAGCATGAGCCAGCTAGCCTTTCCTCCACTGCTGCCCGCAGCATGGCGTTGGATTCCTCAAGCGTTGCGATTACCTCTTGCATGCGTTTCCTTTCGAGAAGAAGTCTGGCGACGTCTGCCGCCAATGATCCTGCGGTGCCGGTCCACTGCCCTTGATAGCGATACGCTCGCTGGCGTGCGTCGGCTAGATACTCGTCAGATAGGTCGTAGTCCATCAGTCAAGCCTCGGGCCTGCGACGTGCATGGATGCCAGACCGCCGCCGTGGCGATACAGAAACGTCTCCATTGCCTGACGGCTCCCGATCCAACCGTTGATGGCGTGGTAATCGTCTGGCGGATTCAACGCTGGCGCGGTTCGCACGATGACGCCGTCAAGCGTGTCGATGGGCTTGTTGTTCGCAGCCGCCTGGTGGTGCAGGTGCCCAGTGTGCCACTCGCGGTACACGCTCTGACTCCACGCCTTCGGCTGCTCTAGCGCCATGATCTGCGGCAGCTTCGGCTTCGCCTTGTGCCCGTGCGTAAAGCCGATGAGGTTGCCGCCGTGCGAAAGATATTGCCGCCCCTTGAACTCGCCGCACACTTTTGCAGACCGAGATCCTCGAAAACGCTCCTGCAAGATTCTCTGGAACGTCCACGTCATCACTTCGTCGTGGTTGCCGTTCACGATCACAACGTCTGTCGGAACCGTCTCGGCGGATTGCTGAACGAGAGACAAGAGCGTGTCGCAGCCGACTTCGATCATCTTCTGAAGCCGCCCGTCACGCTCTAGCGGCGTGCCGCCGGTAGTCGTGCCGGCGGGCGTGTCGTAGTGAAAGAGATCGCCAAGGAAAGCGACCGTGCGTCTGGCTGGCTTGGTGTCGTTGCCAACCGTCAGCAGTTCGCTCGCAGCGTCACCAACAAGCCGGGCGGCAATATCCAAGTCGTAATCGCCGCCACCGGCTGTCTTGTCCCAGCAGTATTTGCCAAAGTGCGTGTCTGCCACCACGAGCACCTGCCAGAGTCCTTCCCGCTTTGGTGCCTTGACAGATTTGGTCAAAGGCTTGCGGATGTCTTTCCTTGCAGCGCCGATCATCGCCTCGACAACCTCGCGGGTCGTCGGCCCGCCCTTCGGCTTGAGCCGCACGAACACGCGATGCAGTTCAATGCTGCCGCCTTCGCCGTCGCCGCATTCCCACTTGGTCGCCTCGCTGGATGCAATTTCAAAACGGCTCATGTCCGCTTCGATGTGCTTCAGCAGATCCTCGACGGTCTTGATGCGTCGGCTCGTGGATCTCGCCTCAAGAGTGTCGCCTGATTGCGATTGCGTCACCTGCTCGGCGTCTGCGGCTGGCTTGGGGGGCGGCAGTTTCGCCTTGATCCTGTCGGCTATTTTCTTCGCAGCCATTCAGACAACTCCTTCTCTGAGACAATGTGCCACCCGCTTGCAGCCGCTTCTTCTCTCAGTGCTCGTGCGACGGACGCCGATGATGCGGAGCCATAGCCGCCCGCCTGGAACCGCCTGCGGATCTCCAGCACGCCGGCCCGGTCGTCATCGCTCAGGCGATCCATCCACGTCGCCGGCTTGGCTGGCTTCACTCTCTCAGCTACGGCGTCGGCTAGTGCGACGCGGCGGCTTTTCGTCTTCACGCGGCGGCTCCTTTTCCTCAAGGTGAATCCACCCGTCATCGTCAGGGATGCCGCCGCCGACGTGCTCCTCGTCGTCGTCGTCGAGGTCAGGCGGCAAGATCACCGCCTCGGTCTTCGGCTTGGCTCGCTGGCGTCCCATGCCACCTAGCGTGGCAGGCGTGTCAAGCGTTTCGCCGTGCGCTCGCAATTGCCCGCCGCACGAGCAGCCTGCCCGCCACGTCGAGGAACGGCAGTCCGCGAGCCGTGGCCTGCTCGTTGAGCCATTCGACGATGGTGTCGATATTGGTCTCGCACCAGCCGGGCGATTGCTGTTCCTGACGGTCCATCTCGGCGGCGCGAGCGTTGCAGGAGCAGTCGGGGCTGGCGGTGATGTAGAGCGGCCATCCGGCGAGGAGCTTTTTTAGTTCTGTGCCGGGGCCGTGGGAAAGTGGGAAAGTGGGCGATTCCTGCAGCCGCGACACTCGCGGATAGAACTCGCTCTCTGTGTCAATCGTCCACTCGTCGCCGTCCTGCGAAACCACGCACGGCAGCACCTCGTCGAGCGTGTAGCCACGCTCGGCGCAACGGGCCTCAAGGTTAGAGCGGTGGCAGGTGATCATGGGAGTGGGTTGAAAAACGAAATGCTGGTTGTGGTGCCGATCTGGCTTGAAAGCGAGAGAGGCACGTTCACGTTGCCGACAGAGTCCGTCACATATGGCACGGAATTGAGTGTGTCTGAGATACTTGGAAAGAAAGAGCCGTCAAGGCACTGAGTTCGCGGGTATGGCGCAGCAGATGAATATGTTTTTGAGATAACCGTCTTGTTCCACGAAGATATGCCTCTGAATCCTGATTCGTAGTTAGGACAGAGATCAAGTGGCATCAGACTGTTTTCAAGGACAGAAATCTGCACCGCCATCGTGATAGAATTTCCTTGCACTGCAAGACCCAGTTCTACAGACACAGTTGGCTGGAAAACTGGTCCCCCGAGCGAATTTGCTGGCGCAGGCGTTTGCGTTGTTGCGCTTACGGAGCCGCTCCAGTTGCAAGTTTTCTCAAAATCGATTCCAGCATTCCCAAATACAGGTATAGGAGAAATAACACCACTTGCAGTCACAGCCCACGCTATGTCACACACCTTCCGTCGACCGGCGTTCTGTAACAAAAGTTTTTCAAACGCAATCGACAATGAAAATGGAATGTTGAAATCACACCCGCAACACGGATTCGGGCTGCACACCGTCCCTACGCCCTTGAACGTCTTCCCCGTCCCCTGGCACTGGCACTGCGGCTTGACCGTGCACGTCGTGCCCTCGCAGCACGCGCCTTCTTTGCAGGCTTGGTTGCACTCGGCCTCGGTGGCGTAGGACGTGCGGCCTGTGGTCGTAAAGCCGGGCGGGGAGTTTGATGGTTGGTAGCAGGGCATATTAGTACGACACGTTCACAAAATTGATAGTTGTGGCGTCGGTGCCTGAACTCTTGTCAATTACTTCTGGACCTCTTGTCGGATCGTATTGCACTTTGTAGTAGCTAGACGCAGTGCGTCCATACACAGAAGGCAGCGACGGATTCCATGCACGCACGCCGGCGAGGCATTGAGAAGAAACAAGATGGCAGTCCGCCGAAGTGTTCCACCATACTACCCTTGGCCCGAGTGGATTGTATGGGTCGTACGTGTCTCCTATACCGGCACCTTGTGACCCGCCAAAAGTAAACGTGCGCGACCCAAAGATACCGCTGCCGCCGTCTCCGGGGACGACAACTTGATCACCCTTTTCGTAGTATTGCTGCATCCCTGACACTGATTCAGTTCTGGCTACCCAGGCATGATAAGTGCATAGCTTTGCGCTGATTCGGTACAGCGAGAACTGATCTTCGGTGGTGACGGTTATGTCTGCCTCTGATGTTGGGCAATAAACGCAACCGCCGATATTGGGCAGGCCGAGGCCAAATGACTTCGTCCAAAATGTTTTCGTTGTGTCTGGCGTGAGCGCGTGCGTCCCGTTCAGGTGCGCCATCACGGATAGAAAACTCACATACCACAATGTGCCGTTGTTGTCCCTGTACCGAGAGTGACGAATAAAATCTGTGGCCGTCACGCTGATGGACACGGACGAAATCGTAGTTGGCGCACACTTACACGACTCATCGCCAGAGCAATACCACCCACCGCAGCACCCGCAGTTCTCTGCGATCTGGCCGTCCTTGACGATCAGCGATCCGTTTTTCGTGGCGAGTGTCATGTGCAGGCCGTGGTGGAGACCCACGCCAAGCCGCCGTTGGCTGCGTGCGTGAGCACTTGCTGAGTGGACGCCGAGTAGCCCGTCATGCTGTGCCAATCCCAGCCGACTAGCACCCACTCATCGGCAACATACGCGATGAGGCAAACGGAACCCGACAGCGTGGCGATGTAGTTCTTCGCGGTGTATGTCGCACCCGAGATGACGGCATCAGTGACGGTCGTCGTGCTGCCTTTCGTCCACGTCCCTGAGAACGTGCCGCGAATGACGCCGGCCTGCATCCGAATCAGTGCCCAGTTAGAATCCTTCCAGAGGACATGAGCCCCAGACGCCTTGCCGAGGTCTGCCGCCTTCAGCTGCACCACACCACCCACAGCCACCCTTCCGACAGCGTTCGCCGCAATCGGCTCAACGGCCACGCACCAGGCCGTCGTGGTCGCAGAAGGCGACGCACCAGTCAGTACGGGCATTTCC